GCTGAACGATCTCCCAGAGCCCATCGGGCAACACATCACTCACAGCACGTGATCATGCCAGGCGCAGGGCCACCTCGCACGGCTTTTGAGATGAGCTCTGAGCTGCGGGGTCGAATCGCTACGACTCTAGCGGTTCACTGCGACGATCCGGGGACGCCGTCTGTTCCTGCTCTTTGCATAACATACTCACCTGCGCCAAGGGCATCCCTGTTGCCTGTGCGATACCAGACAATCAAGCTCGTGAGGGTTTTGACGATGGTCACTCGACGGTTCCGGAGAAGTAGACGACCTCGTGTGAGGGATCGACGTCATCGGGCCCGAACAGCCCCAGGGAGAACTGGAGCTCGTTCTCATCCACGGGCATCTCACACGCCGGCTCCCAGATGCCGGTCGCCCCGGGCTGGATCATGGCGGGCCACTCATGGGCGAACGCGTCGAACGCCTCGTAGTCGCCTTCCACTCCCCCGACGTTGCAGGACCGCTCGATCCGGTCGATCTCCACGGGGGCATCGGAGCCGTTCTCGAACCTGACCGTGAACTTGACCCAGTCAAGGCCACCGGAGTAGCCGAGATCATCCTCGTTGAACCGCTCGAAGTCCCCCAGCGACACGGACAGCCCGTCGTCCCAGGTGTGGGTCTCCGCCAGGTCGAGGACCGTCGGTCCCGCCTCCTCCGAGGGGGCGGACGCGTCGACCTGACCTTGCTCGGCGGTCTCCTCAGGCATGGGCTCGGTGGGGGCGTCGTCGCTGCACGAAGCCAAAACGAGAGCAAGCAGGACAGTGGCCGTCGCCGCGGCGGGGGTGATGGGGCGCACGGAGGCTCCTGGGGACGTCGGTACATGAGCACGACGAGCGGGGTCGCGGTGGAACGAACGTACCGGCCCGTGGTGACGCAGGCGCGGTGATCGGTGAGAAACGGGCTGAGAGTCCATAGATCTAGACTTTCGATTCGTGGTCTTTCATGCCGTCAGGGTATGCATCCCCGTTGCCGCACCCGGGAGTCCCCCATGTCCGAAACGCCCGCGAGCACCGTCGATCCCAGGACGACGGCCGTGCAGACCGCGATCCGCGATCACGTTCCCGGGGTGGGCGGTGTGTCCCTCGCAGCGGCCGAAGCCGTACTGCGCGCCATCGACGGATCCCCCGAACCGAGGCAGCGCAAGGACCGGTGGGAGAACGCCGGTTGCCTTCTGGCCCTGGCCGTGGCCACAGGCCTGTCCGCTCTGATCCTCGTGGCCGCTGGCCTGTGCGTGGCCTGGCTCTGGACGGCGGTCCTCGGATGATCGTCCACTTCGAGTTCGTCCTCGGGTCCGGCGCGGTGATCCACTCCGGCCCCGAGGAGTACCCGGACGTCCTCGCCGCCGCCTCCCAGGCACAGCAGTGATGGACCTCCGGAACCGCTCGATCAGCTTCGACACCTACGAGGGCGGCGCGGCTGCGGTGCGTTGCTCCGAGATCGAGCACGTCACCGTCCTCACCCCCGGACAGGCTGCCGAGCAGTCGGCTGCCGTGATCGGCCCCATCCCACCGACAGGAGACCCCGAATGAGTCCCCTCACTGACAACCCCCGCACATGGGTGGTGACCGGCGCCAACATCCAGGACCTGGCCGACGAACTCGGCGTCGAGGTCCTCGGCTCCCCCAGCGCGGACCACGCAGCGTTGCTCCACGCGGGCGGCCACGGCGTGCACGCCTACCTCGGGGACACCGTCATCCGCCACGCCGACGGCACAACCACCGTCCGCAGCAGCACCACCGGCAGGAGGCAGACCGACGACACCGAACCCGAGGAACCCACGAAGAACACCCAGGAGCGGAGGCAGGAGTACGCCCTGTCCTTCCACTTCACCATCCAAGACGGCACGCCGCTGGAGGTGGTGACAGCGCTGTCCGACGCCATGTCCGCGCACCTCCCCGTCAGCGCCCATGCGTCCTACATGGCGCTCACCCCCCTCAACCCCACCCCGGACGACGACGTGGAACCGCAAGCGCCGGCCACCGGGGTCGGGCAGCGCCTTCAGGTGCACGCGGGCAGCACCACACTCGACGGATACGTGACCGAACTGCTCCCCGCCAAGGACCGCACACCGACCCGGATCAGCATCGAGGACCAGCGCATGGTCGGACTGTGGTCGACCGGGGAGGGACCGTACCCGCTGGGATGGGTGATGACCAGCACGGGCGCGATCCTCACCGGCACCGCAGAGGAGATGGAGACCGTGAGCGCGCCAGGCACCCACCCCCGCCCCTTCCCCGCACCCGCCGTCATGGGAAACCTGCGCTACAACCCCATGAGCATGGTCAAGGCGGCGATCTTCGGGACCCGACCCGCTCCCACCAACCTGATCATCACTTGAGAGACCGAGGACCGACATGGACATTTACAGCAGCATGAACCTGGCTGAGCTGCGGGTCGCCGCCCGGGAGCGCGGGCTCCCGGTGTCGGGGGCCAAGGCCGACCTCACCGCTCGCCTTCGTGACACCGACCCCCAGGCTGGCACCGACGAGGAGGAGGCGTTCACCACCGGCGCCCCCGCACTAGGCGACGCCGACGAGCAGACGAAGCCGCTGCCCGACGCTGGCCCCGAGGCCTACTCCGACGGCACCGTCCCTCCCGACGCCCACGGCGCAGTCGACTCCCCCACCCAAGAGGACCCGTCACCCAGGGGCGACGTTGCGGAACTTCGCTCAGGGGTCGTCGCGCTACTGGACCTGGAGCAGGACGACCCGGCCGCGCACTCCAACACCGCGCTCCTGGAACTCCTCGCCGCCCGCATGACGGCCGACGACGACAACGGCGCGTTCGAGACGGGCCGGGCCGAAGGGCGGCGAGAGACCGCGGAGGCCGCAGCCCGCGAGGTCACCAACACCACCGGATCAGCTGGCGGCACCCTGGTACGGCGTATCCGAGCCCTGGCCGACCACGACCCGCAGGCCTGAGCATGCTGACCCTGCCCACACACGTGCTGAGGGAAATCATCGACCACGCCCTGGCGGCACACCCGGTCGAGGCGTGCGGGATCGTGGCTGGCCCCGCGGGGACGGACCGGCCCGACCGGGTGGTGCGCATGCGCAACGCGGAGGCCTCCCCACGGAGGTTCAGATTCGACCCCGAGGAACAGCTCGCCGTATGGCGGGAGATGGACGCGCGCGGCGAGGACCCCGTGGTCGTCTACCACTCCCACACGGCGGCACGCGCCTACCCTTCCACTACTGACGAAGCGTTCCTGTGCGACCCCGCCGTGCACTACGTCATCGTGTCCACCCGCGGTGACGAGATCGACGTGCGCTCCTACCGGCACATCGACGGCCAGCTCGTCCCCGAACCCATCAACTCGCTTGAGGAAACCCACGTGGGCAAGCACCGCAAGCCGAAGAAGAACAAGAAGAACAACACGACGTCGCAGGCCCACGCCCTACCGGGCGACCTGCACGGCATGTGGCATCTGGATGCCAACGGCGGCGACGGTGGGTGGCTCACCTCGGGTGGCCGCATCATCGTCGACACCCTGAGCCGAATCGGAGGGTTCGGATCCGACCGCATCGACATCCGCCCGGCCCCTCAGGAGGTCATCGCTGCGCACAACGGGAAGCTCAGCGTGCAGGAGTGGGCAACCGAGACGGCCCGTACTCGGGTTCGCACGAGGAACCTTGCCCGGTGAACGGCAACCTCGCGGCCCAGCACGGGTTGCGCGCGCGGACACTGATCGAGCGCGCCGACCCGCGCATCGACGCCCAGGTGCACAGGACCGGGGCCGACACTGATTCGCCCGATGCCGCGTACTGGCAGGCTGCCCTCATGGTGGCGGCCCGCGACGCCGCCCGGGAACGTCCCGGACGAGACAGGTCGGGGCGCAGCTCCTGGACTATCTGCGAGCCCTGGTTCACTGGTAGGCGACAACCACGAGCGCGCCTGGACCGCCCTCTCCGCCTCTTTGCGCGCTGCTGGTCGGCCCCGCAGCACCACCGGAGCCTCCACCGCCCGGTCCCCGACCGTCGGTCCCGGACACCTGACCGGTGACGGCGCCCAGACCACGGCCGCCGCTCCCCCACACAGACGACCCGCCCATGCCACCGACCGCGCCGGTGCTTCCCAGACGCATGCCCGCACCGCCGCCCTGGCCGTCAGCGGTCACATCTCCGAGCAGAGCGACGGTGGAGTAGCCACCGCCGTTGTTCGCCCCCGGAGTGCCGGACGCCGTGAGCGTCAGCCCTCCGGCTCCGCCCCCGGCAGCAACCAGAGTCCCGAAGCGGGTGTCGCCTCCGTCTCCCCCAGGCCCCCCCGGGGTCGCGGTCCCCCCGCTCCCGACGATCACCTCGACCGTGGTCGGCAGAAGGTAGGAGGGGATCCACGCCTCCGCGTACCCACCAGCCTGCCCACCCGACCCACCCGAACTCTCACCGGAAGATGTGGAGGCGGCACCACCGCCCGCGCCTCCTCCACCCACAGCTCGTACCCACACCAGGCGGGTGTTGTCAGGGCGCGCCCATGTCAGCGTGCCCGGCTCGCTGTACACCATGGTGGATGCGGTTGCGGCGGGCCCGTCGATACGGCCCAGAATGACGTACTCGCTGTCACCGATGGGCAGCATGAGGACTCTGTCTCCAGGGGCGGGGACGTAGCCGCTCAGCGCTGCGAATCCTGCCCGGGTAGGGGCGGGTTCGCCGTCGAAGATCACCGGTGGCAGCGTGCTGGGGTAGCTGCGGGGGTCGTAGCCGTGGGCGACGGTGGCCCGGCGGGGCGGCCGGTCGGCTGCCGTTCTGGGGCGGGTGGCCTCGGTGTACCCGGTGATGATCGCGAGGAGTTCCTCACCGCCCATCCGGTGCCTCTACTACCTCTTCGGGCCCTTCACCGTTCTCACCTTCGACGGTGCCGGGTACCGGAGCGGTGGGGTCCACGTACGCGTTGGGGAGTCGGAGCTCCCCGTCGGTGAGTACAGCCGTGATCTGGGTCGGGCGTGCGCACACGCCGCATCCGGCCTGGATGCCGCCCAGGGAGTGCAGGACCCGGCGCGTCTCGGCCCGCTTCGCCGCCGGGCACCCCTCTGTACGGCAGCGCAGGGTCGCGACGATCCCGAACCACCCGCTTTCCTCCTCAGGGAACCGTCGCTCTACAGGCGGCAACCGAGCCTGGGCTGCTAAGAACTCCTGCCACCGGGCGGACTGGTCATGGTACTCAGCGAGGGTCATCGAGTTGACGGCGGGCGAGTTCACGGCTCTCTCCAGAAAACGACGCTGACGTGGGTTGCGGTGGCGTTGGTCCGGCACAACCACACCAGGCATCCGGTCGAGGTCACCGAGGACACCGACACCTCAACGGCGTGGGTCCCGGGGACAGATGAGTGGGCGGTGGCGATCGCCTGGACCGGTCCGCGGCCGCGCAGGTTCAGACCGGAGATCTCCACGCTGGTGGGCACGTTCGGTTCCGGGGTGATGGTGACACGGACCGTCTGCAGGTTCCCAGCTGAAAGAGCACCGGTGATCAGGACGTCTCCGGGATAGTGGGCCACGAGTTCACTCCCTGTCTCGGATCGCGATCCACCGCACCAGGGTCACGGTGTCGTTGGTGCGGTACACCACGACCGTGAATCCGGTGGAAGTCGGGTCGGACACCGAAACCTCCACGACGGTGCTGCCGGGTACGAGGGTGTTCGCCGTGGCCCAGGCGCGCACGGCACCCGCCCCAGCAAGGTTCAACCCGGTGACGGCCATCGACGTGGGCGTGTTCGGGGTGGGCACGATCCTCAGCAAGCCGGAGGCGATGTTGCCGGCCTTCAGGGTGCCGCTGACACGCAGGTCGTGCGGAAGGACCACCAGGGCCATCGTCACGCTCCTCGGATCGCGAGCCAGTACACGCTCGTCCTTGTGGCGGTAGCGCGGGTCAACCACAGGTCGAACCCGTCCGGTGAGGGGTTACGGACCGCGACCTCTTTCAGCGTCGAGCCGGGCACGAGGGAGTTCGCGCACACCTGGACGCGCACACTGCCGGTGCCGACGAGGTTCAACCCGCTGACGCGCACCACCGTGGGCACGTGCGGTGTCGGGGTGACCTGGGTGGTGCCGGTCCGCATGTTCCCGGCCTCGATGGCACCGACGACCGTGGCGTCCCCGACCACGATGCCGGGATCCTCGGTCGCGGGCATGGACACCACCCGACGTGCCCGGTGCCGCATGAGCCCGTCCGCGGTCAGCGGCAGTTCCCAGGTGTGCCCGGAGAACACCGTGTCCAGGGACAGGTCGTCGCGACGGATGCCGAACACGTCATCGAAGCTGTGCAGCGGGTTGAGGGCGGTCGTGAACTCGATGGCTTCGTAGAGCTGGGTGGACTCGTACGCGAGCCGGGCCACCTGTTCGATGAGCGCTGATTCGCTGGAGGCCTCGTTCTCGGTGCGGTAGTCGGTGATGATGCGGCCCCTGCGCACGGTCGACGTGGGGCTGTGCGGAGACCGGTTGGTGTAGGTGACGGTGCGCGGGTCGTCGGTGCCGTCGGTGGTGGACAGCACCCACTGGTTGGGGACACCGTGCAGGTCACGCTCCTGGGTGGCCTCCGCGACCATGATCGACCGGTCGTCGTCGCGGTACCAGAACTCCGGTGCTCGTGCTGAGGGCGACACGTAGGGGACAGCGATCGCTACCCCCCACTCGTCAAAGGACAGCGACCGGTACCCGATGCTGGCGAGCAAGTCGTTGACGACCGTGAGCCTGGATGTGCCGGGCTCCCATTCGCGGATGCCTGGCAGGACCTCCTCGTGGGGGGTGATGGCGTGCCGGGTGATCCCGGAGGCTTCCAGGACACGCTGTACGTGGGAGGTGACCCGTCCCGTGGGGTTAGCGTTGAACTCCCACCGGGCGTACATCATCGTTGGGCTGGTGTTCGTGTTGCCGCTGAATCCGGACCCGGACAGCCCCCACTCCCCTTCGGTCAGGGTGGCTGTCTCCACCGTCCTCTCCAGGTGCCAGCCTGCGGGCTCGGGAGTTCCCTCAGGCCAGATCCTCGCCATGATGTCCTGCCCGATGAGACGGGCGCGTACGTTGATCCACCGGCCAGGGGTGTAGGTGACTGGGGTGGTTTCGACCTCCCCGATCTGGACGTTAGAGTTCGCGGCCGACAGCGCCACGGTCTGGGCCGAGGTGAAGTGCAACCGGACTCGGTAGTAGTCGCGGTCGGACCGGCGGCGCATCACTACCGACGGCAGCAGGGACGACCCCGACGTGACCTGGCCAACGGAAACCTGCACACGGACTTCGCCGTCCCGGTACCGACGATCCTGATAGACGATGCGCGGGAAGTCGATCGAGGAGGGGACGGTGATGGACGCGTGACCGCCTCCTCCCGGGACGGTCTCGTAGGTGGCAGGCAGCGTGGTCGCCACCAGCCACTCCGCCCCCTGATCGGGGGTCCCCCATCCGCCTGTGGTTGCTCGGAGGAACCGGTCGTGGGCGTCAAGATGACCTGCGGTGCTGTACCGAGTCGGAGCCTGATCCTCAGCGAGGATCGTGGACTTGTCCAAGCCTTCGACATCGCGCCAGACCGTGCGCGCGGAGTCCACGGTGCGTTTCGGGGTGACCGGGAGGAACACTCCCTGCGGCCATTCCACATACCGGTCCGGGCCGTACGGGGGCAGGTGCAGGCGCGCCCACGGCATGATCCTGTTCGTCAACCAGTCGACGCGGGCGTCCGCCCGCATCCGCACCGTCAACGTGCGTTGGACCTCGTCCGCCAGGTTGTTGAGGGTAACCACTCCGCTGGCGGCATCGACCTCTTCGTCGTCCAGGTCGCGGAGCTTGCGGTCGTCGCGGTCGAGCAACTCGTACCGCCAGGACCACCAAACCGCCCCCGTGGCGGCGTGGATCGCGTCCACGACCTCGCCTGGGGTGGCGCCTGTGGGGTTGCGGGGTCCTGGGCCAGGGATGGCCTGCATCAGCGCACTCCTCCTGGTAGGTGCGAGGACACGCGGGTCGCCTCGAACGTCACCTGGCTGCCCCAGTCGGTGTCGGGCGACGAGAAGCCAGTCAGCGTGCTGATCCACACCCGGCCACGGTTGTCCCGCACGACCAACGTCCGGCGTGCCTCCGCCCACGCCTGGAGCTCGTCGACGATGTCCATGCGGTCGTCGCCGTCCGGGATGTCGATCGTCATAGACCAGGTGTCGGTCTGGTGCTCCCCCCACGCAGTTACCGGGTGGGGGCGGCCCACGTAGTGGTGCGCGGTGTGCTCGACGTCGACGGTGTGGGAGCGTTGGGCGCGCCCGTACAGGTAGTGGCGGATCGTGGTTTCGGCGTCCTGGGGGTCGTGGATCCACACCCCAGCGAACCGGACGCTCCCCGACACGGGAGCAGAATCGGCGCTCGCACCGTCGGGGGTGACCGCGCGAGCGGTGTACGTGTAGGAGCGGCCCGAGCCCGTGAGGTAGTCGCGATAGGAGTCGCCGGGAGCGATCGTGGCCAGGAGCTCGGAGACTGCGGTCCCGGGGCCGGACCTCCAGATCTCCGTGGCGACGGGCGTCGGGATGTCGCTCGCGGTGCGCAGTTCGATGTTGTCCACGAACATCTCGGCTCCGTCCGCCGGGGCGTGCACGTCGGGCCCATGCCCCGCCCACGCCGCGCCGGAGGGCGCGACGCGGAGTGCTGGATCAGCACCCACTCCCCCGTCGGCAGGGTGATGGGCGCAGCCGAGGATGAGCTGAGCAGCTGCCCGTCCGCGGAGTACCAGTCCAGGGTGGCGGTGACCCCGGACAGGTCCGCTTCGGTGCGTGCCCAGTATGAGACCGTGTAGCGGTGGTGCGGGATCACCTCCACGCGGCGGCCCTGCGCCGGGCGGACTCCAGCGCGCGGCGGGGTGCCGCTCACCAGCAGACGGGCCGAGAACTGACCGGCGTGGGCATGGGCATCGGTGGCGGTGAACCGCGCCAGCGGGGTCAGGAGCAACACGGCGGCCGCCATCGCGTGCTGTGGTCCGGTGAGACGGAACGTGCGCGGCGGGGTGTCTCCCGCCTGTTCGGACCGGATGTGCCCCACCCACACGCCACGGTCGTTGTCGACGTCGACAACGACCGTCGGGGTGATCGTTCGCGTCCCGGACTGCGCGGTGTACCCCAGGTACAGCACGACGTCTCCGACCTGGACCGGTACAGAGGGGAACACGACCTCTTCTCCGGTGTCGATGCTGGTGAACGCCCAGCCGTTGAACCCGGCGATGTTGCGGACCGCAACCCCGGAGGACGAGTGCCACTGCGTGCCGCCCCACAGCAGGTCATAGGAAGCGGGCTCGCTGCTCGCGATGCTGCTGTGCAACCACAGGCCGTGCCGGTCCGTGCCAGTTTCCCCGAAGGGCACGTACTGTTGCTCGGTCCACCCGGCGGGAGTGGTGAGCAGCTGTTCGTCGTAGTTAGCGGCCGTCCACCACAGCAGGAGGTCCCCATCCCGTGTGCCTGCGGGGACCGCGACCGTGGTGGTTGTCGAGAAGGCGAGCGCGCCACTCGTGCCGACGACCTCCACCGCAGGATCGGTCACCCACCCGGCGATGGACCCGGCCTCGAAGTTGCCGTCGGGCCCTCCCAGGTCCATCCCCGGAGGAGGGTGGTCGACCTCGACTCGGATGTGGGCGGCGTCGTCGACCGGGACCACCGCCACCACGGGCTCGATGGGCCGTGAGTAGTCCGGGGTGACCAGCCGGGAGCCGGTGCTGCTCTCGATGCCGTTCGACCGGGCGGTCACTTCGATGCGGTGCTCGACTTCGCTCGTCAGCCCCTGCACCAGGTGGCCGGTCGCGGTGGATTCGATCCACCCGGTGTCAGAGTGGACGGTGCCGGTGGTGGTGCGCACGACCCTGACCCGGTAGTGGTCCTGGACTGCGCCAGTGATGGCCCATTGGACTTGGAGGTCCGCGGTCGGGGTGGGCGTGTTGTCGACGGGGGGCCACGTCACGGACACGTTCCCCGATGCCGACGTCTCGAAGCGCCCCGCAGAGGACCAAGGCGACTCGGCGTCGAGACGGTCCCAGGTGCGGACCCGCCACCGCCACCGCCCCCCGTTGGTGAGGGTGTCACCAGGGAGTGTGTGTGCTTCGGCGAAGGACGGTGTCTTACCGGAGTCGTAGGTGAGGGTGTCGGTGAGATCGTTCCACACCTGCACTTGGTAGGCCGACTGGATGTCGCTCGGGTTCGGGTCCCTGAACACCCACTGCAGGGTGGCGGGCCCAGTGGCGTCGAAGTTCGGGGCGGACCGCCGGTCGGGGATGTCGGGGGCGAGGTTCACTTCCTCCAGCACGTAGAAGAGGTCGTGATCGGTGCCGGTGCGGGCGGCGATGGTGATGAGGACCTGCTGCCCGATGGTGGAGCCGCGGTGCACACGGATGGCGTGGTGGACGGCGTTGGCCGGGCCGATGTCGGCTGCGACTTCTACTTCGTCACCGGCGGCGAGCCCAGTGTGGAGGGACACGTGCGTTTTCATCAGTCGCCGGCCGGTGGTGTCGATGTAGTAGATCCACACCAGGTGACGTGCCGGATCGTAGACGGCATCCCAGGCTGAGGACACCGCCAGGGCGGCGGGGCTGGGCATGGACGACAACCCCATGGCGTCCATACCCACATCAGCGAGCACCGAGAAGTCGCTGCTGCCGGTGCCCTGCTGTCGGTGCTTGACGGTCAGGCCGATCTCGACGCTCGAGGACGCGGTGACGGTGACGAACTGTGTCTCCGACAGGGCGAGCAGCCGGGTCTTGGCGTCGGGGTCGCGGACGGAGAACCCGGACACCCCGTCGAGTTCGCGAGTGGTGCGGATCGATGCCCCATCGGCGGAGAGCTGGTAGCGGCCGATGGACATGGAGTGGCGCTGCCCGAGGGTCTGGTGCTGACTCGCGCACGTCACGAACCCGCGGTTGGAGCCGTCGGGGGCGGCTCCAATGTCGAGGAGCGTGCCGGTCTCGTTGGTCCAGTTCAGGCCGGACGGGGCGGCTGGGTCGACCATGGTGCCGGTGGCGTTGCCGGACCCGCGGAACAGGTTTCCGCTGCCGGTTTGGACGTGGTCGCAGCTGATGAGGCGTAGGCCAGTTGGACGCCGGTGTTCGGCCCCGCTTCGCGGCCGACGACGGCGACAAGGGTGCCTCGGGCACTGCCCTGGGGGTGCCAGGCCATCACCACGTTGTTGACCCGGCGTTCGTAGGCGGGCAACACGCCGGTACGGCTGTCGCTCACGGCCCACGTGCCGTCGGGGGCGCGGCTGTAGGCGCGGATGATCAACCGGTTCGCCCCGGAGTCGTTGGCGACATAAACGGTGTCGCGGTCGTCACGGGCCATCGCGACGGTCTGCGTGCCGCGCCGGGCGGCGACAGAGGACAGGGTGCCCACCTCGGTGGTGGTGCCGTCGGTCGAGCGGTGCATGACGGTGAACGTCAGTGGCCCAGGGGCCGGGGTGCTCTGGACAAGGTAGACGTGGGAGCCGTCCGAGAGCTGCACCTGGCAGCCGGCTGACAGGTCCAGCAGGTGCTTGGTAGCCGCCCCCACGTACAGGGTGGGTCGGGTCGCCACCGCGTTTCCCGGTTCGGCCTGGCGCAGGGTCTGCCACTCAAGGCTGACCGGGGTCTGCTGTGAGCGGTTGCGGGACGACACCAGCGCATACCTGCGAATCCCCGAGGTAGCGACCTCGTCCAGGTCCAGCCCCACACGCATCGCCGACGCGCCAGCGGCTTGGGCGTCGACGACCCGTCCGACCAGAGGTAGAGCGTTGAGCTGGGACGGGGTTCGCCAGTTCCCCGCAGTGACCGACGTTCCCCAGTTGTAGGAGCGCACCTCCAAGGCGCGGCTGACCCGGGAGCCACTCGACTGGACGGCCTGGAGGCGCAGGTACGCCGTGACCGGGGTGGTGTCAGGGTCAACGTTCAGGTCGAACCGGACGAACGACTGGAAGACGTAGCGGACCCCGGAGCCGACGGATTGCCCGACGTACATCAGCGAGGCGCTGTTGCCGGGGACCAGGACGGTGCCGCTGCCCTGCACGGCCTGCGTGTAGGAGGTGGAGGAGGACTCCAGGTATCCGTCGCTGGAATGGCCCATCGTGATCGAGGTGGTCACCGCTCGGTCTCCTGTCCCCCGCCGCACAGCTCCGCCAGAGTCTCGACCACCCCTCCGCCGAGACGGTCGTGCAGCCGCACCTGCGCCTGCCCGCTGTCGTATTCGACCGTGCCGATGGCCATGACGCCGCCGTGCTTGCCTTGGGAGTGGACGAGCCCGTCGGTGCCGTGGCCCGGATGGTCCGCCCAGTTCGTCATGGTGCTCCAATCCGTGTGCGGGCCCCGTGCTGCCGTGCGATCAGCTGGAGACGCTCGATCATGCGTTCCAGATCTGCGACAGTCTTGATCTTCGACATGTCCGCTGTCACGTTGATGTAGGTCGCCGAGGTGGCGTTGCGGGCGGCTTCGGCCCACGCACGCATCTCCTCCAGGAGCACGACGAGCTCCGCCTCCCCCGACCGGTTGACAGCCGCTGTCCGGTCCAGCAGGACACCGCCGTCATCATGGGTTCCGGAGCCGCGCACCATGCCGGTCGGGGATCCGGCCCACGGCGGTGGGGTGAACAGGTCGCGATACCCGTCGATGCCAGGGGTCTCGGGGTAGTCCTGCCACACGGTGTCGCGGAACCCGGCCAGGCCCCCGGCAGCCTCGATGAGGTCGGCGTCGACAAGGCCGCCTTCAGCGAACGCCGGTCGGCGGATGCTGCTCGCGGAGTTGATGTAGCCGTACTGCTTGCGTACGGAGTTGCTCTCGTTGCCGCCGACGGTCTCCCCGGTCTCCGGGTCGGTGAGGACGTTGACGTGCCCCGCGTCCCCCCGGTACAGGCCCAGGTCGCCTGGCTGAGCGTCCGCCCGGGACACCTTGGGCAGCGTGGTGTAGTTCGCAACCAGCGGCGTCCACCCGTGACGGACGTCCTTGAGAGCACGGTGGGCACCAGCCCGCTTGAAAACCCAATCCACGAACATGCCACACCAGGCCGCAGAGAAGAACGGCTCGGTGAACTTGTTCGGGCGCCCCTTGATGCCGACCTGCTCGCGAGCAACCTGCACAACCTTCCGGGCATCGCCGCCCGACATCTCCGACTCGAAAGGGGCCAGGAAGTCGTGGAGCTTGCTGATGATATGGTCGACGATCTTCGTGGGCAGCCCACGGAACCCCGACGCGCCGAACAGGGATCGGATTTCGGATTTGATGGGCGCGGTGACCGCCCGTACAGCCGCCATGAATCCGTCAGTGAAGTAGTCTCTGCCCTTCTGGATGAATCCCTCGACAGCGGACACGATGCCGCCACGGGCGAACTTTCGCACCGGCGGGAGCTCGCCGGTGCGGTTCATGTACTCCAGCTGGTCGAAACCAATCTTCTTCGCCGAGGAGCGTTTGATCACATACTCGTCAGCCATGAGAAGGGCAGGGATGGAATCGACTCCGGGGGTTCCTCCCCGGGTTCTACCCCCGGTCGCAAGTTTCTTGATCGAGGGCAGTTTCGACATTCCGAGTTTGCTCGCTATGGAATCCCAAAATTTTTTGATTCCTTCCGAGTACACCGTCTCGATGACAAAGTTGACGGGATCTTTGGCGGCTGATTTAAGCTTTTTCCAGACTGATTTGATTCCATCCTTCGCCCGGGTGAACGCGGAGATCGCCCGGTCCCGGATCGCGTTGAACCGGTCGACGAACCCGTCACGCAACGCACTGGCCCGGGACAGGATCCAGTCGCGGATCTGCGCGGCGATGGACACAGCCCGGTCGCGCAGCCCAACCAGGACGGCAACAGCCCGGTCCCGCAAGTTCACGTGAGCGGCGACGAACCGATCCCGCAGGCTGACCACCCGGGACATCACCCAGTCACGCATCGCCCCAATCAGGGCCGCGCTGACGTTACGCATCAGCGTCAGGTACGCGACCGCCCGTTCGTACAGGCCCAACACGGCGGCAACCGCTCGGTCCCGCAGGTTCACGACCCGGGCGATGATCCAGTCACGCATCGCGCCGATAACGGCCGCCCCCCAGTCGCGCATCCTCCCGAACCAGGCGACGACTGCGTTGACAAGATCAGGGACGAGTGAGTTACCGACGAGCCAGTTCCACAGCCACAGGAACGGTGCTTTGATCGCCTCGATCAAACCTCGGATGACTCCGGAGACGATGGTGACCGCGCCTCGGAAAATACCGACGATCGCTGTCCACAGGCCCGAGAAGACACCCTTGACCCCTTCCCAGGCTCTTGCCCAGTCTCCTGTGAAGACTCCGATCAAGATATTGAGAATGCCGCCGATGACATCCAAGGCTCCGGAGAAAACTCCGGTGATGATCTGCCAGGCGCCAACGACGATTCCCTTGGCGATTTCAAAAGCGCCCTTGAGAATTCCCACAATCCGGGCGAACGTGAACCCGAGGACGCCCATGATCAGGTCGCCGTGCTCGCTCCACTTCGTCTGAATCCACCCGAGCGCCCCCTGGACGATCTCCACGACCGACCCGAAGATCTCCTCGAACTTCGGTCGGACTTCGTCGATGAACCCGGTGATCGCGCCGAACACATCCCGGGCGGTGTCCTTCACCTGCGGCCAGTGCTCACGGACCAGTTCAGCGACACGTTCCAGCCCGGGACGCAACGCCCCGTCCCACAGCGCCCCCCAGGCCTGCCGAACCCGGTCGAACACCTCCACGGCGGTCGCTCGGATACCGGGCCAGTGGGCCTGCCACAGCTCCACCAGAGCGTTCAGCCCCGGCTGGAGCGCACCGTCCCAGAGCGCCGACCACCCAGCTCTGATGGCGTCCCACGCCGCGACCACCCCGGCCCGGAAGGACGAGGAGGTCTTCCAGGCGTAGAGGAGAGCCGCGCCGACCGCGAGCACCGCGGTGACGATCCACCCGATCGGGTTCGAGAGCAGGGCCACGGCCGCACCCCCGGCAGCCATCGCACCCTTGACCGCCAGGGCCACGCCGATGACGGTGGACAGCACGCCGACCAGTCCGCCGACCACGGCCATGACGGTCTTGACGACGCCTTCGTTCTCGCGCATCCAGCCGGTCATGTTCCGGACCGCTGCGGTGACGGTGTTCATCGTAGCGGCGCCGAGGTCGAGGACACCCATCTCGCCGATGGCGATGATCAGACCCTCCACGGCGGACTTGGCCGAGAGCATGGCGCTGTTGAAGCCCTCCATGCGGATGCCGGCCATCTCCGCCGCGGTGCCCTCCGCACCCTCCAGCTCCCCGATCAGCTCGCGGATACCTTCGGATCCCTGACCCAGGAGGGATTGAAGCTTGGGGCCGGCCTCCAAACCGAAGATGCGGACGACGTCCGAAACCCCCGCGCCCTTGTCAGCGAGGTCAGTCAGAACGTCGGTGAGGGGCCGAGCCTGCCCGGACGCGTTCAGCGCCTCGACACCGAACTCCGCGAGCCTGCGGCCACCGGTGGAGGACGTATCGGACAGCGTCGCCAGGATGCTGTTGAGGCCGGTACCGGCCATGGACCCCTGGATGCCGGCGTACCCAAGAAGCCGACCGCAGACGCGGTCTCCTCCAGTGACCACCCCGCCGCGGTGGCGAGCGGAGCCGCGTACTTCATCGACTCGCCGAGCATCGACAGGTCGACGTTGGTGCGGCGCATCGTATGCGCGAGCACATCGGAGACCCGACCCATCTCCGATGCCTCCAGGGCAAACCCAGACAGCACGTTCGAAGCGATGTCGGCCGTACGTGCCAGGTCGGTTTTGCCTGCGGCGGCCAGGTTCAAGACGTCCGGTAGAGCGGCCATGACCTCCTGGGTGCGAAACCCCGCCATGCCCAGGAACTCCATGGCGTTCGCTGCCTGGGTGGCGGTGTACGCAGTGGAAGAACCCATGTCCTCCGCGAGCGTCTGGAGCTGGGTGAACTCTGCGCCGGTGGCTCCGGTGACCGCGCGGACACCGTTCATGGCCTGCTCGAAGTCGCCCGAGATGGTCAGGACGGAGCCGCCGATCAGGCCGAGAGCGCCGATGGCGACCCCGGCGGCGCCGGCGGCCACCGCGCCGACACCGCCCAGCCCGGAGGCCAGTCCGCGGGTGAAGCCGCGCCCGGCCCGGTCCCCGGCTGGGCCCATACCGGCCCCGGCGGCGTTCGCCGCCGACTGCCCGGCCGAGGTGAACTGGGTGTTGCCGTTGCGGATGTGGTGGGTGGCCTGCTGGGTGAACCGCTGTCCGGCCGAAGCTCCGGTGGCCCCGGCTGCGGCTGCCACGCCTTCCCGGGATCCGGCGATGCCTTCTCGCATTCCTGAGGCGGCCGCCGCCCCGGATCGTTGCCCGGCCGAGGCGAACTGGGTGTCGGTCTGCCCCTGTTGGGCTGCCATCGAGCGCTGCGCGGACTGACCGTAGGAGGTGCCGAGCTGCCGTCCGGCTTCCTCTCCCACCTGATGGACGGTGCGGCGGATCTGTGCCTTGTCCGCTCGGCCGACGATCTCCACCCACCCGGTGGCGATCTTGAACCCGCCCCCCGTTGCCATGCCTCAGTCCCCTTCTGTGGAGCGGGGGGTAGCGGAGGTCTCGACGTGGTCGGCGAGCAGCGGATCGTCAGCCCGAAAGTCGAGCGCCGGCATGACCTGCCGCTCAGATCGAGCGGACACCGAGCGCGCACCGGCCCCTGGGCGCCTGGCGGGCGGAGCCGGGGCGGGGGCAGACGGCGCGCCACGTTCCTGTGCGGCTTCGAGGCGGGCCCGCATCACGCCCTGGTAGGCGAAGGTGCGGGCGCACATCGGCCAGAACCAGGTCGCGGGCAGCTCCTCCAGGGGTCCGCGCACTCTGTGCAGGTGGGAGAAGTCCGAGGCGAGGTCGTCCCAGTGGTCAGGCACCCATCCGTACTCGCGCCGCCATCGGGTCAGCGCCGCCCGCCAGCCTTCTGCCGGGGCTTCTTCTTGGGTTCGCGTTTGCGGCCGGTGACGCGCCGGGGGACGCCTTTTCCCTTCGTGTCCCCGAGGGCGTAGAACCGGACCTGTTCACCGATGGCGTCCATGTGCTCCTGGGTGAGCGTGGGGTGGGACCGCAGGACGCTCCACGCGTCAACGCCCAGGACCTCCTTGAGGAGCCACGCCCAGGCGGCCTCCTGGCCGCGTTCGTTGACGACCTCCAGGTAGTCCAGGGCCAGGCTCGCCGGGTACACCTTCGCGATCTCATAGGTGATGCCGTCAAGGGTGAACAGGGGCACCATCTCGACCTCATGGGTGTCGGTGCTGTCGGGCAGCACCAGGCCGAGATCGTCGCTGGTGGTCACGTCGTCTACCGACATGGGGGTGGGCCTTCCTCACGTGACGGTGCCGGCGTCTACCGCCGCAGCCGCCGGCTGGTGTGGGAGGCGCGCGCTTCCCGCGCCCGTGAGGGGGGTTGGCCCGGTGAGGAGGGTGAAGGAGCGGTCGGGTCACGGGGTGGGGGCGGCGGGGATGCCTTCCGAGACCCGGTACGGCTTGATGTTGGTGGCCACGAAGTGGCCGTGGACCTCCACTGGGTAGAGGCTCATGCCGTCCTTGGAGTAGGAGGTGCTGGTCTCCGCCACGTTGAGGGTTCGGCGGATGACACACCGGCGCCGCTGGTGGGCGGGTCCCCACCCGTCCAGCAGAAGGGCGGAGTAGTGGGGCTGGGCGAGCTCACGGCCGGTCGCCGGTTCGTAGGACTTCACGCCGTTGCCGGTGGTGGTGGTGCCGCCGTTCTGGGTGCGGCGCAGGTTCTCCAGGGTCAGCTCGGCCAGGTTCGTTGCCACGGACACGTCGCGCTTGGTGGCGCGCCGTTCGACGGTGTCCAGCTCCTGGTCGACTTCCAATTCGAAGTACTCGATCGACACGTTCAGGGTGATGCCGTCGTTGGTGCCGCCCAACCCCTCCCACTCGTTGGCGACGGCGGTCAGGTCGACATCGAGGTTGATCTCGTCGTCGGAGGGTTCGCTGGCTCCGACTTCGGCCGACCACAGCTCGCCCGCCCCCGAGGTCAGGTTGCGGGGCTCCACGATCACAGCCATCTCAGGTGCCTTCGTGTTGGTGCGGGCCCGGGCCGATCGGGGCTCTGCGGTGCCGGTGTCCTGTTCGCGGGTGGGCGGTGGGGACTTGTCGGCGGTGTCTTGTCCCCCAATGGCCGGTGGGTCCTCTATGGGGAGGGGCTTTCCGTCGGCGTCGCGCAGGTAGCCCTGGCGGCGCAGCGACTTCGCGACGCGCTCGGGGACGATCTGCTCGGGTGGGTTGAACGGCACCCGCACCCGGACGTGGCCGGGCGGGATGCCCTCGTCACCGGCCCCGGCCGTGGTTGGTGTGGTGGTCATCGGAACTGCCTCCTGTCCAGGGGGAACGTGATGCCTTCGCAGCCGGGCATGAACTGGACCGGCAACGTCTCGGCGGGGTTGATGCGAATCGGTTCGACCCGCAGGTTCGGGAACAGCCACTCCAGCTCGGCACGGTTGGTGTGGGTCACAACCAGGCCGCCGCTGGTGATGCGCTGGCCAGTGGTGTCGCCAATGAGGCAGTACAGGCCGCTCACCGTTGCCCCCTCGGGGCGGGGTCGCGCACCCACCGCAGCGCCAGGTCGAACTCGTAGCCGACGTGGTGCGACGACTCCCCCTGGACTTCCAGCGGGTCTCCGGTCGCGTAGGCGGAGAACACGCGGACGTCCTCGTAGCCGGGCCGGGTCGCGATCGGCCCCAGGAAGCGGCGCTCGTAGGTGGCGTGGATGATGACGACCGCGAGGTCGTTGGCCTTGCCCCACTGCGGCTTCTTGGAGTGCAGGCTGGCTGCCCAGCAGGTAAGGGTGACCACCGGTTCGTTCACGGGCAGGTCCATCATCGGGCCGCCGCCCGCACCGATCCCGACCTGCACGAACCCGTGCTCGACCCACGGCTCGTAGTTCACGGCACCGTCCTGGGTGGTGGGCAGCGCGGTGTTGATCTGCTCGGCCGGCAGGCCCGGGATGGTCTTGAGCCAGTCGATCGCGACCCGGGTGGTCGTGGGCAGGAACCCTGTCGGCACGGGCTGGGAGTAGGCCATCAGGTCACATCCGGGAGGGTGCGGCGCTGGTACAACGCCTTCCTCAGGAACGGGTTGGCCTTCGTGCCGGGGTGGTGTACCCGAGCCACCGGGTGACGGGCGCCAGGCCAGTACAACGCCTTCTTGTTGCGCGGCAGGATCGTGTGCGGGCGGGTCCCATCGTGGTGATAACGCCAGTAGCGGGTGCCGACGGTGACCCGGTTGTCCTGCACGCGGATCGTGGAGCGGAGCCGACCAGTGCGCACGCCCACGTAGCGGCGGGCATCCGCGGCGACGGCGTGCGCCAGCCGGTTCTCGGTGCGGTCGATGTGCGGCTGGAGATCCTTCTCCCAACCGGGCTCCATAACGATGCGTGCCTGTTGCGCCATGGCGGTTCCTCCTCTCCTGGCGGTCAGCGGACCCGGGTCAGTTGCAGCCGGGTGTGCGCCCACCCGGCGAACCCGGTGGGGGTGTGGATCTCGTCGATGACGAACCGGTCACCGGTGCGGTCGTCACGGATCTGGTCGGTGTGAACGATGTCCAGGTCCCGACGGACCCGAGCCGTCCAGGTGGTCACCTCGGTCCACCGGCGCTCGTTGGGCTGCCACTGGCGGACCGTCTCCTGCTGGAGGGCCGCACGAACACCGGACAGGTGCACCGGTTCCTGCCCTCGAGGCAGGTCGACCGGGTCTCCCCACGCGTTGGTGGGCGAGTCCTCCCCCGACGGGGTGCGCAGCACCGTGATCCGGGTGTGGGCGTGGTAGGTCATCAGCGGAATCCCCGCACATCGCGCCACCGCGGGTCGAAGGTGTCGTAGTCCCAGTCGTCACGCCACCGCGCCACCCGTTTGCGATGGGCGACCCGCCGAGTGCGAGTGCCCCGCCACGACAGGCGACGCAGCGCCCGGTGCGCCAGCGGCGCCAGCAGACCAGCGTTGGCATGGGAGAAGTCCACATCGACGCCGTCCTGGCGGATGATGTCGGCGTCCACGTTGGTGAACACGTCGGGGTGCTCGCCCATGAACACGGTCTGGTAGGCCACAGCCGCGCGCAGTCGTTTGCGGTCGCGCGCGCCGATCGTTGTGGAGTCCAGGTCCGCGCCCGACATCAGCTCGATGAGGTGCTCGGCTCGGAGCACCTGCCCTTCGGTCGCGTCGAACCCGGTGATGGCCTTGACGTGCTCAACGGTTGCCCACGCGCCCATGCATCCTCCTCTGTGGCCAGGGCCCGTCCCGCACACACGGGATTTCTGGCTGTGTGCGGGACGGTGCAGCGGATCCGCCCTACGGTTCGGGGTCCGGGGCGGGACCGACCTCCTCCAGGACCGCCCACGCCTTGGGGTGCGCCAACGCGAACCCGCGCCTGGACCGGAACTTCACAGCCGCCTCGTCGCGGTCGTCTTGGGCGCGGGCTTCGCTGAACAGGGTGCGAAGCCCTTCGCGCCGCCCCAGGCGCAGGGCGCGTCTGGACCCGAAGAACAGCAGCGGGTTCCCGGCCGGTTCCTGCGAGGCGGTGGGGTGGGTGCGGGAACCGTGCGTCCACGCGATCCGGTACCCGTAGAGGGTGTCGTAGGGGTTCCCGGACCGGTCGATCGCCGCAGTCTCCTTGAAGATCGGATCCCCGTGGGAGTTCGTGGAGGTGCGCATGACGTCCTTGAAGGACGGGTCGGCAATGATCAGCGACTCAGCTGGGGAGAAGTACCGGCCGGTCTCCACCTTGGAGACCATCGCGGAGGACCTCTCGAAGAAGCTGCTGCCGTCCGGCCCGGTGGTCGCGATGCCGCGGGAGCCGTCCCAGGGCACGTAGTGGTCGTCCGCGGTGTACCCGAGGTCTGGGTTGGCGGTGTGTGAGGTGCGCAGCGTCCGGTACACGGACGTGAACGGCCGCTCGTCGGAGTCGATGTCGGACTCGGCTTCGGTGACGCCAAGACAGGCGTGGTCGACCGCGGTGGCGTAGCTGATCGCGTAGTCGATCTCGGTGGCGCCCAGCACGTCGATGAGCGCTTCGGCGTCGGACAGGTCGTCCTCGTCCAAGGCGACTCGGGAGATGATCTTGCGTGCCTTCAAGAAGTACGAGGACTTCTCGCTGTCGTCGTCGGTGTAAGTGCGGCCGAACCGGACCCGTAGCCCCTCGGAGCGGGGCACGGCCTTGGTGCGGGTGGACATCGGCACCGGTGCGGCCTCGCGCTCGATCACCGACTCCTGCATGACGCGCTGCCACACCTCGGAGTCGTACTCGACCGGGGTCCAGTCGTCGAGGTCGGCGGGCGCAGCGCCGGCGTACAGGTGGATGGGGTCGCCGTTGGCGCGCAACCCCAGGAACACACCCGGCGGTGCCGGGTCGCAAACAGCGCGGGACATCGGATAACCCCCAGAGAGTCAGCCCGCGGATGGTGGACGTGCCCTCACGGGCTGCCTGTGTGTCCTCACGGACCGCCCGACACCTGGGGTGTCTACGGGTTGGTTGAGTCCCGTGCTCTATCTGGGGGGTGTGCGCTCACGCGCTTCCTGACGCCGCCGCACTGGGCGACATCTGCCCGGATCATAACCGCAATGCACGATTCTGTGGTTTCTCATGTGCTCTCAGCACAAATTGCGTCCCCGCCCTGTCAGGGCGGGGACGCAGTGGGATCGGCGCTGGTAGTCAGTCCCAGTAGTGCAGAAGCCTTCGGAGTCGCCGCCTTCAGCCACGATGCGGGCCAGCATGATGGTGGCGTGGGCGTTGGCCGCGGTGAAGTGCGAAGTCGCCTGGGCTGCGAGCGCCGCTTGTTGGGCGGTGGAGTGTGCCTCGCGGGCCTCGGTCTGTAACCGGCGGCCGACGGCCATGTGTTCGGGGCCGGTGAGGATCGGGATGTCGTCGAATCCGGAAGAGACCATGGGTCAGGTGCGCTTCCCGAATGCCTGCTGGGCCAAGCCCTCCTTCCAGGTCTTAGGTTTGGGGGCCTTGGGAGTCTGCTTGGAGCCCCCAACGTCACCGGTCGAGCCCCGACCGTCCCCCTTGGAGTCGGCCCCCTTGCCCCCGCCGCGACGGCGCGACGTGCGGAACCACTCGGGGAACTCCTCTTTGATGGACGTGACCTGCTCGTCCATGCCGATGACGTTGCCTTCGTCGTCGAGGTCGACGTCGTCGATGTCGATGAGTTTCATGACCCTGCTCATGTCGGTGCCGGTCCACCCGGCGTCGGCCAGGGCAGCTCGGGCCGCGGTGCGGCCGACTCCGCGTTTCCACTTCATCTCGGTACGGGCCTCGGCGCGCTCGGCCGCGGTCTTGATCCGCTTCTCGTACGCCTGGCGGAATCCGTCGACGTCGATCTCGTCGTCACTGTCCTCGGCCTTGTCGGTTTTGGTCTTGGGCTTCTTGCGGAGGGTCGGCTCCTCCTCAGGTTCGTCGTCCTCATCGTCGTTCTGGATAGCTCGCCCGTGCGGGGGTCGATGCCAGCCTTCTCCAGGTAGCCGCGCCGCTTGGCAGACTCCCGGTTCGCCTTGCGGAGCTTGCGCTGGTGCTCTTCCCACTCCTTGAGTGTGAAGGTCACCGTCTCCTCCCGGTCACCATCGTCGTCGGCAGCGTCCTTGTCAGCGTCGTCCGTGCCTTCGTCACCGACCTTGGCCGCAGAGTCGCCGTCCTTGTCCCCGTCGTCATCTCCGCCTCCGGCGACGAACGGCAGCAGCGTGCCGTCAGAGAACCGGTTCCACAGGCCTTCGTCGGTGACTTCGACACCCACCCACTGAGCTGGTGAGGGTGCATGTGCTCATGCGGTCTTGCCTTTCTCCTGGGTGATCGATCCCTGGACCAGGTGCATCAGCCGGTCCATGATCTGGTTGGCCTCCTGGCGGCTCATGACGCCCACCGCCACCGCCGAGGACAACTCGTTGAGCATGCGAATGACTCGCTCCGCGCGGGCGAGCTCCACATCGACGGGATCCTCCTCAGCGACGGTGGGGCCAGCCGGGGCCCACGACACCGTCACGTGAGCGTCCTCGATGCCCAAGAGCCACAGGGCGTGCTCCAGGGCGTCCTTGAGGGCGCCGGTGTAGCGGTCCTGGCGCTCCAGGACCTTGGACGTGAGGGGTTCACGGGCGACCTTAAGGGACTCCCCCGACACCTGGCCGCGCAACTGGGGGTCCATCAACGACAGCGGAGTGTTGGTGGTCTGGGAGATGGAGCGGACGTACCAGTCCTTGAGGGCGATGAACCCGGTTGGGTTGGCGGCCGCGAACTCACCCACGGACCTGTAGCCGTCCAGGTCCCAGAATGCGCCGGGTTCGTCGCGCAGCCGAGGCCGGGTGTCGTCGTCCTCATCGTCGAGGTCGTCCGGGTCGGTGGGTAGGAGCCGTCGTCCGTCGGGGTCGTCGGCCGACAGCTCGTCGCGGGTGTCGTCCGCAGTGGGGTCGATGAGCCCGTAGCGGGTCGGGAAACCGAGCCGGTCAATGCTCGCGACCGAGGTGATCACGAGTTTGTTGATGATGAGCTGGGCGGTGTACGCCCAGTAGTGCTCGGGGTAAGGCAGCCGGAAGTGGAACAGCGGCACCCCGTAACTGTGGTCCATCTCGTGAACGAAGGTCCACGACTTCGCGAGAGAGCAGTCCGTGCCTGGCCGGGTCTCGTAGTACTCGATGCGGCCTGCGGGGTAGTAGATGCGGGCCTGGTGGACCTCCGCGCCTCGGGCGCGGTCAGAGCACCACATCTTCACCGCGAAGTCCACCTCCGCGGGCCGGTCCTCTGCGTAGACCAGGTGGATGGTGCGCGGGGCGTTCACAATGACGTCAACGTCCTCGACCCCGCCGTCCTCGTCCAGGACGGGCCACACGAACAAGTACCCGTCCTTGAGCTGAGACACGTCCTTCCACAGGTTCGGGAGTTGCCGGTCGAGTTTGTTGCGGGACCAGATCCGGTCGAGGGCAGCTTGGGCCTCCTTGTGGGGGCGGCCGTCGTCGTCTACGGCGGACACGGAGGTGACACGCAGCCGACCCACCACTTCATCGACCGGTGTTTTCGCGAAGTTCAGGTTCTTGAGGTCATGGAGCTGCGATTCACGAAGGAGCTGGCGGACCTTCGCGCTCGAGTAGATCTCCTGCGGGCGTCCCTCGTAGAACACGGTCGCCTCGTCGTAGCCCTTGCGGGCCTCATCGAGTTCCGCGAGGGCGTACAGCAGATCGGTGGACCCGGGCATGGTCAGCACCTCCCTTCTTGGGTGTCAGGCACGTCGGCGGGCACCGACCTTGCGCTTTCCGTTCAGGGGCGGGTGCAAGGCGGCGTCACCCATGGCAATGGCGTCAATGACGTCGTCATGAGTGACCATGGGGTAGGCGTACATCTGCTCCTCAGCAGCGAGGATCGGGCCGTCGTGCAGGACACGTCCGAGCTGGTAGCGGTTCAACAACCACGCGAACCGGACCTCCTTGTTGAGAGTCGTGGACCGGAGCAGCACCTTCACCGGCAGACCCGCGAACGCGAGATTCCACAGGTCACCGCCTTGATTGGACTCGATGCGGATGGCAGACACGTCCGGGTACTCGACGAGTAGCCGCTCGACGAGGCGCTTCATCGGTTCGCCGTGCGCAACCCGGTACCCCGCAGCATGGCGAACGATCGTCTTCGTCCCAGAGCGGGACAGGATCGCGATGCCGGTCTCGTCGCTACCGTCGTTGCTGGTCACCGCCGGGTCGATCGACATGATGGTGCGCTGGGACAAGTACGCTCCGGCGCGGCGGATATCGCCCTCGGCCCACCAAGTGCCGTCCATCGCCATCGGCTTGTTTAGGAAGTTCTTGAAGAACGACCTCGTATGCTGGATCGCTTTCAGGAACTCCAGCGGCCACTTCTCCGGCCACAGGGAGCGTTCGGTTCCGTCGTCGTCGCGCAGGATCGGCAAGTAGTGGTGGACACGCCAGTTGTCCTCGCTGATCCAGTCCTGGGGATCCTCGCGGTGGCGGACGAGCTGGTGGATGATGCTGCCAACTCGCACAACGGTGCCGACCAGCAGCACTCTGGCGCGTAGGTTCATCGGTAGCGCCGCTTCGCGCACCGTCTTGAGGCGTTTGTCGACGGCGGCCGGTGAGTAGTTGCTCTCGTCGGGTTCGATGTCATCGAACAGCAACAGATCCGGACGGTGCGCGCCGACCTTCAACCCCAACGTCTTGGCGTCGATGCCCTTCGCAACGAACACGAATCCGGACTGCGCCTGGTACATGTCCTTGCGGTCGGTTTTGGCATGACGTCCCGTCCCGGAGGAGCACAGTTCCGGGTAGTCGGCGCGCAGCAACGCGTTGCTGCGCAGCTCCTCGCGGAACGTCGCCAGGTGGTTCTCAGCCTGCCATGCTGAGTCAGCGAACGCCGCCACAAACCGCAGGTGCCCGTGGGAGGCTGCCCACATCGGCAGGAAGAGGAAGCACCACGTGGACTTGGCTGCGTCTCGGGGTGCGATGATCGCGTCTCGCTCCTCCGCTGGCCTCGTCACCGTCTCGACCCAGTTGCTCGCCATTTCCGCGAGGTCGCGGTGGAAATCGGACAGTGTCACCTGCCCTTGGATTCTCATGTGGTGGGAGAAGTACATGACGGCGAAGCGCAACGGGTCGTTTCGGGTGATGCGTCGCCGGATCTCAGAGGCGGTGTCGGGGTCCCTCTCGGGGTGGGCGAGTAGGTCTTGAACGCGTGGGTGCATCAACCGCCCCCAGCCCAGGGGGGTGTGGCGGTCAGGTACGCGACGAGGTCGGGGTTGTCACGCAGAATGGCGAGGAGAGGCCCTGACATCGAGTTGACGGTGCTCTCCTCGATGTCATCGACTTCGGCCTTGGCGTCCTCGTTGGGGTCCCGGCCGGACACGCGAAGGCACATGTGCAGGAGTTCGTGCAGAAGCGTCTCGGCCTCGAAGTCAGGTCCGGCACCGGGAGCCAGGACGATGCGCTGCTGTTCGGCATCGCTGTACCCAGAGAGGGGGCCGTCGCGTTCTTCACTGGCAGCATCGATCGCGCCCTGGTCAATCAGGACCTGGAGGTGGAGGTGACCGACGCGTACCCGGTCGGGGACCCTCCGCGGGACGGTGGGCATGACGAGCCTCCCAGGGACAGGCGCGGCCATGAGCAGACCGCTGTCCGCGGGGAGCTGGTTGTCCCGAGAGGGCGGGGCCTGGTGCGTTCGGCGTTCGCTGTCGCGGCAGTCGCTCACCGGTACCCCCTGAAGGTGTATCGGTGTGGGTGACCGGGCGTCGGCCGGTACTCCGCTGTTCGGCCAGCGCTCTCATGTAAGCGTGGTGGCATCAGCACATGTAGTGGCCGGTCCGGGTGCTCTGCGATCACCGTGCGGCCTCGCGCGGGTCCGTCGGCAAGAGTCACGTCGATCGGTCCTGTCCGTGCCTCCTCCGACACCACGACTTCGACCCGTACACCGGCCTGGGTGGACACCAGGGCACGCTCGATCCGAGCGTCGGCCAGCGTCTCGGGGACGCGCTCCATCACTGTGGCCACGGTCAACGCCACCGTCTCATGCTGGTCAAGGCTAGGGGCCACAGTGGCTGAGGCGGACCACACCCGCCGGTACCCATCCGGACACAGGACTGCTGGTCTGGCAGAGGGATCGGGAACAGCGAGCTCAGTTGGTCCCAGAGTGGTGACGGAGAGCAAGGCCACCGCAGGGCGCAACTCCACCTCCATCACCCGCACCGCGACGGCGTCGTATCGGGTGTGCAGGACAGGGACAGCGACAGGGGCTCGACCTTGGTCGGACACGATGCGTCGGAGCACGCCGATGTCCGCGACGGCGATATCGGTGCTCCACCACCGATCCCCCATGCGCTGGCATGGCTGTTCGTAGAGCGCCTCGACCGGTTCACGGCTGAAGGCGCCAGGCAGCGCCACGATGGCGTCGGTCGTCTCGCCACCCCAGTCCATCGTGGCGATCTCGTACTGGCTGGTCACCGGTGGCCCCCCTCAACAGCGTCCATCTGGTCCAGCAACGAAAGGATGTCGCGATCCAGCTTGGTCTCGTCGCTGGTGATGCTGACGTTCGCGTCGACAGCGACGGCCGGGCCCAAGAGCTGGCGTCGGTGGCGCATCACGGCATCGAACAACCGGATGAAGTCGCCGTCGCTCAACTGGCGCGGGTCCATCGACATCAGCCTTTGGGCGATCTTCCCGGCGGCCGCGTTGAGGATCTTCGCGTCGGCGTCGGCCGCTTCGACGCACTTCTCCCGCCACACCAGCTCACGGATTCCGTCGCGGTGACGATCATGGGCAGCGGCGCGCTGAAGCCACAGCCGGGCCGCGGCGACCGCACGGATGTAGGAGGGGTTCTTCTTGAGGTCGTCCGCGGTTCCCGCCATGGTGCGGCCGCGACCGGAATCCAGGAAGTGCCGGAACCACGCGTACTGGGGTTCGGTCTCGCCGGGCTGCTGTTCCCACGGGTCACGCTCAGGGTGCAGGACGGTGGGCGCCAGCGTGCGACGCTGAGGCTTCTTGGTTCTGCTGCTCATGGGCTTTCACCCACGTAGGCGCGGGCGAGGTCAGTCATCATCTGCCACGGCCGGTCGTCGGGGATCGAGCCGTTCTTTCGCGCCTGCTTGAGGGCGCGGATGATCACAGCGGCATCTTCTGCGGGCAGAGTCCGCGACCCGAACACCGTTTCCCACCCGACCTGCTTGGTGTGGACGTGGTCGCCCTGCGGGTCGAGGTATCCGTCCTGGAGGTCACCGATGTGAGCCTCGAACACGGCGAGGATGATGCCGAGTGCGGTCGCGACGTTGCCGACGTTGTGGGCGTTCTGGGTGCTCGTGAGGGCGTCCAGGACCGGTTCGTAGTCGGAGTAGGCAGCCAGCCAGGTGGCGTTCGCTCCGGCGCGGGCGAGGTCAAGCGCCTCGCGGGCACGCTCCAGCTCGGGTGGCAGGAAGACCAGGGACACCGTCGCGAAGTCGAGGTTCGCTTCGCTGAGGCCTTCGAGGTTGACCTCGTCCAGGAGGGCGAGTTGGGCATCATCCAAACCCGCGTAGGTGCGCCAGTCGACGTCCTCGATGGAGTTGTACAGCTGGACGAGGGTCGCGGGGTCGTCGTCACCGGTGATCGCGTTGTGCGAGAGCTGCTTGGCGATCAGCTCATCCCTCGTGAGGGTCTCGCTGATCAGCAGAACGTCAATCTCGGTGAGGCCAGCCACCACAGCGGCATCACACCGATGGTTGCCCGACAGGATCAGTTCGGCACCCTCGGCGTAATCGCCACCGCCGTACACCAGGGGTACTGAGGTGAGGCAGCCATCTGCCCGGATGTTCTCGACGAGCTGGTCGAACTCCTCCTTCCTCTGAAAGTGGGCGTTGACTTCCAGGCGGGTGAGTGCGGACGGGTCGCGGCGCACGATCCTGGGGCGGATGCGCGGGCCCTCGGTGCTGGTCATCGGGCGTTCTTCGCGTGCTTGCGCTTCCACAGGTCCAAGGTGGCAGTGAGGTTGTATCTCCCGATGGGTCCGCCGTACTGGAGCTGGAACTCGTGGATTCCGTCGGCGCCCGGTGTGGTGCGTTTCTGGAGTTTCGCTCCAGGGATGCCGCGCCCGTACTTCGCTGAGTTGGGGCGGTTCGTGAACGCAGTTGTGGACCAGCCGGTGATGCGCTTGGACAGTGCCCGCTGCAGCAGCACCTGGGATTCCTGGCTGATCGCCGCCATCACGATCAGTTTGGACATGCGCCGGTACCGCGTCCACGACACCGGAAAGTCCGACATGAGGTAGGCGGTCGCGGGGTCAAATTTCGGGGGCAGCCACGCGAACGCTCCCAGGAGCCGACCGTCGACGGCGACTCCGCACGCGATCAGCGGAGATCCTGGCAGGATCTCTTCGACATGAACTGTGACCTGATCTGCGCGAACTGGCCACCGGTGAGCGGATGGATCGTCAACCGGTCCCCGATCTCCTCGTCAGCACCGATCTTCGGCATCGGGATGGGTTCAGTGGCCTGGCGGGGGCGGACGATCCGCCGTTGCCCGGAGGCGGCGTACACGTAGATGGGCAGGCCCCGGTTGGCGGTCTGCACCTTCCCTGCCAGATATTCACGCAGTTCGGGGCGTTCCACGTGCAGGCCCAGCACCCAGTTCGGCCGGTCGTGGACCTGCTCGATGATCTGTTCTTTGCCGTCCTCATCCAGATCGCGCCAATCCGGTTCGGGCCAGTCGAAGAACTTGCCGTGTGCTGCGAACTGCGCTTGGTAGTCGCCGCTGTAGAACGGCGGGAACATCACCACCGGGGCTTCGGAGGGAACCTCATCGAGGAAGTCCCGGACGTCCCCGGCATAGAAGCTGGCGAGGCGGACGGTGAGCGCTTCCAGCTTGGCCGACGTTTTGGCATGCATGTCAGGCCACTGCTCACGGGTCCCGGCGACCATCCGCTCGTAGTACGTGCCGAACTTACCGACCATGGGCAGGAGCCGGGTGCCGAGCATGAGTGTGGCCAGGGTGTCTGCGGGGGTGTCCAGGTAGGGTCTGAGCCATCCGAGGACGTCCTCGTGTTCCTCGCGCAGGGTGAAGGGGGGAGGTTCCCCGGCCAGGAACCAGCCGAGGGCGCAGCTATACGCGGTGATGTCGTTGCCGTGGACCCGCCGGTCACTGCCGAAGCGAGCGTGCAGGGTGCGTTCGATGGTGAAGTTCCCCGAGCAGCCGACGTAGATGTCGGTGCCGTCGGGCCAGGCCCCGGCGTGCTCGTGGATGAGTGAGCGGAGGGGAGCGGGAATCGAGCCGTGGAACATAGGGGTCCTCCCGCTCTGTGCCTCCCCTGCTGGTGGAGCGTCGACCAGGACTCGAACCTGGGCCTCCCCGCGGATGCGGGACGTGCTGCCGCAGCACCTCCGACGCGCTGTGCGCCCACATCATAACCAGAGCTTATGAATCACCCCTTTCTCATGTGCCTAAGAGCTCATCTCAAAAGTCCTGCGAGATGACTCCGAGCCTGGCATGATCACGGACTGTGAGTGACGTGTTGCCCGATGGGCTCTGGGAGATCGTCC